GGCATGACTCCGTTTTGATGACGGTACATTGATAAATATTTAATTTTCATTATTTTATTTGTATTTATTGAAAACGTGTCCAATCGACAACGGGTTCGAATTCGAACTGACAACGTTTGTCGCGCGGCCACGACAACACTGGAGGGTCAGACAACTGATCTAGGAGAAGGTCCACGACGTATGTGTCCGCGTATCGACACAAGTCCGGGTGGTAGCTAAGTCCAGCGATCGGTCCTGACAAAGGTTGTAACTGAGTCAGAGAGTCAAGATAAGCTTCAATGTTGGTTTGTTCGAGGACAGAGAGACCGTACAGCTTCTCAACAAGCAACCTCGTATTCATAGGGACAATCCTGCGTGGTGGTGGTTTAGAAGCAGTAGCGGCACGGAGCTCCTCACGTTCCCACTGTGAGAGGGAACGTTCATTCTCGATGAAATGTCTCACATCAATCCCAGAAGTAACTCGCAAGCCATAATGAGCGAGACTTTGTATAATTGGAGAACCTGGATACTGGTGAGCATACGAAAGAGACTTGCAACGGAGAAGGCAAAGTAATCTACTACGTCGCGCATTGACATAATTACGGCCGGCCCATCCGAAGTTGGCTAGAACATCGAGCGGATCGGTAACATTGATCATGTCAGTTGGGTGAAAGATGATACCACAGAAACTGGCTTCATTGATATTCTCTCTTACATTACATTTAATAGAGAATCCAATGTCTTGAAAATCTTTTTCTGTGGGCGGCTCGCCGGCAAAAGAACTGAGAGAATCATCGCCCTCAACGATGGTCCTCACATCAGTTATGCCTTTCTTATAGAACAAAAAGTTGAGCAACATCAGATTGGCAAAGCCATTGGCAAGGGATGTGTCCATTTCACCGGACATTCTGGTTGCATCAACGTCGACTGTAAAATATTTGTACAAACAATGGTTTGATCCACCAATTACATCTCGAACAAGCTTCATCCACATCTCACCTTCAGGAAGATTCTTGACCATGTGTTCAAACAACAAGAACTCACAGGCCTCCATCATCTGTCGTGTAAAATGCGATTCAAACGCCTTAAAGTCGCCTTCGAAGTACTTCGCACCTTCAAAAGACAACAGTCCAGAAATGTACTTGGGTCTGTCTGCAACTGGAACTTTCTTTATAAATTCGGGCAGTTGATATACGACCTCCTCAATCAGACGGAATATTGGTCCGACCAAACATTTGAACATGTCTGATCTCGAATTTATTCCTCTAGCATGCTTAAATTCCGGATATGTTTCGTCCTTAATAAACGACTTAACAACATAGTCTTTAATTGTGACGATACCGGCCCTATCCGTCCATAGCTTGGAGAGTTCCTCCTTCCTCCACAAAGGATAAGGACATTTCTTCAACCATGAAAACACGCTAGTGTCAGAGTCTGCTGGGAGTGGGTCTAGGCGATCTAACCAATTTCTGACAAAATTGGTGAACTCAATTAACAAGTTCGGGTTTGGCGCAGGAGGCTTGCATAAAAATCTCTTGCGCACCCCGGCCTCTGCTGTCAATGGACAAGTCAAGTCGGGTTTGGGTGGAGCAATGCCAGTAACGTCCACACCAAGACTGACCTGCATGGGCATTCGTCGGTAGTTCTTCGGGTAGG